TATTAAATGGAGATTTGGCAGTTAATGGTGGCGATATTACAACGACTGCAGCTTCATTTAATATTGCTAATAGTACTAATAGTACAACCGCAATTGCAATTGGCGGTAATGCGACAACTACCACAATGCAAAATTTGACATTGAATGGTAATTTAAGTGTATTGGGTACTACAACTACAGTTACAACTCAAAACTTAACTGTAGCTGACCGATTTATATTGTTAGGTTCTAGTTCATTGAATCAAAATATAGACGGCGGTATTGTTGTACAAAGTAAATATGCAGCTCCCAACGGTAAAGCTACCGGGTCTGGTTATGCATTGTTTATGGATGGGGCGAATGTAACTGCTAATTCATCGCCTCGTTGGGCCGTAACATCATCATTAAGTGAATTAGCTGATGAAGCTACACCAGATGAATATCTTGTAACTGCTAAACAATCACCTGGAGCACCTACATTGGCTCCGACATATGGATCAGCTAGTGCTGGTTATGGTAACATGTTTATCAGTACTGATAACGGTGGCGAAATTTGGATTTATGTATAATAAAATAAAGTTAACGGTTATGGGATTAATAGATAAAATAATTAGTAATAAAGCCAAAGAGCCAGACAACGCATTATCGAAAGAAGAATTAGAGTTTGTATTGTTAGCATTAAAGCGTGCAACATTTACTGGCGAACAGTTAGAAACTGTATTTAACATAGTAATTAAACTGCAAAATCAATATCAAAAATATAATTAATATATTTTGATTTTTGTTGGCCGTAACAGGAAGTGGAATCGTTAACGATTACCTACCGCAAAGACAAAGCGTATTATGCCAAATTGGAAAAAAGTCATTACATCCGGCAGTGATGCCGCATTTAACTCAGTTATAGCTAGTAACGGATTTACTGGTAGTCTACAAGGCACCGGTAGTTGGGCGCGCAATGCCGTTACAGCTTCATATATTACCGGCTCTATATTTACTAGTAACAATCCTGCACTTAGTGCTTCTTTCGCGTTAACTGCTAGTTACGTACTAAACACATCACCTCCGGTTACAATCAATAACAATACAGATAATTTTATTGTAACAGCTACAGGCACTAGTGCAACTGTGCAAGGCGAACCTAATTTGCGATTCAATGGTTCGACATTAACATTGACTGGTAGTATGTTAGTATCCGGATCTAATGCAAATATAATCGTAACTGGATCTGTAGCAGCTACTTCCGGGTTTACTGGCAACCTTACAGGTACATCTAGCTGGTCTGAAGTATCTAGACGTATACGTGTTGGTGTAGCGGGAACTCTCATAGATCTTCCAGATGATGATTATTATGTGTTAATGATGCGAGAGAGTCTAGTAGGTAGCAATGAGACTACTGTGTTAACAACTACTAGTAGTATGGTTTATTCTGCATCATTAGGATTGTTATATGTTACTGCTAGTTGGGCATATACAGCATCACAGGCTATCAGTGCTAGTCACGCTGTTAGATCCGTTACATCATCATTTGCTATTAGTGCTAGTTATGCAGCAAATGCAGCTCCGACAGTAGCTGGGGGTAGTACAGATCAAATACAATATAATGCAGGAGCTGGCGCTTTCGATGGAGTACCGACGTTAACCTATAATGGTACTGATCTGATAGGTACTGGTAGATTTGATGGTAATTTACGATTGGGAGTATTTAGAGGTGTACGTACTAATATACCAACCCCTCCTAGCAAAACCTCCGAAGTGTTAGTATATACACAACAAATTATAGCTGGTACTTTTACTGACGATGACGTAATACGTGTACGTTATAGAATAGATCAACAGTCTAGTGATGCATCCATATATCGTATTTATATAGCTAATACTGACAATTTCGGGCTTATATCAGGATCACTGACTAATCTCATAGCCAATGTCACTGCATCATCTGCTGTTAAATATGTCGGGATAAAGCGGGACTTAACTTTAGATGCCAGTAGTGCTAGAATATATTTTATGAATTCCGGATCTGCAGCTATATCTGATGATATTACAGATACACGTCCCGTTTCTACCTACCCAATGGACTGGGCTAATGTAGATTATTGGATGTATTTTTCAGCTATTCCGAACGATGCCGCTCAAACCGGTAAAGCTCTATCATATAGTATTGAACGAGTATAACAGATAACATACTCACAAAGATATTTATATAAAAATCTTTCATTGGACGTGTGAACTATGAATACTAACAATACAGTACGCTCTGTTGATTCTTTAAATATAGTTACTGTTGTTACTGATGAAATGCAGGTTAACGTTACACGTCCTGTTACGAACGTAGTACATGTACTTACTCCTGGACCACAAGGTCCAGCTGGGCAAATATCTAGTAATGTAGCGACTACCGGCTCAAATATTTTTACTGAAGGACAAATAATACGCGGAAATCTTACATTAACAGGGTCAGTGTATGTTTCAGGTAATATAATACCGGCAGTAGGAATAGGTCAAGTTACATCTAGTTTTGATTTAGGGTCAGCAACCGCAGCATGGAGAGATATTTGGGTATCTAATGGCTCAATTAAATTTATATCATCGGGCTCTAGTCCGGTTATTGTATCGGCAGTCAACGGAGGACTTCAAATTAATAACGGCACTGTTATATCAGATAACGGTGTAAGTGGTCAGTTTAGTTCTACTAAACAATTAGATAAAACTATTACTATTCAAAGTGGTAGTAATAGTTTATTAATGGGTCCAATAGATATTGAATTAGATAAAGAAATTATCGTCCAAGAAGATTCTGATTTAACTATTTTCGGAGATATTGAAAATGTAATTCCAGAAAGTCTTAACATTAAGTATTTATCAGTTGATTCTAATACGACAATAAACGGGTCTCTTACTACATTAAGTGATATAAATACTTCTGGTAATATAAATACATCAGGTAAGATTCAAGGTTTATTAGCATCGTCACGAAATGTAAACTCAACTATAAAAACTAGTGACGGAGAAAATTTACTATTAATAGGCCCCGATATTATAGTTCAGGAAAATAATGAAATTATTATAGGAGATGATAGCGATTTAACTATATTAGGAGATATAGATACCCAAGTAGCTACAGTAGATACTGTTATGTTTGCTACTAACGCATTATACGCAGTTACAGCTAGTTATGTTTTAAATTCAAGTTGCTCATGTATTCCTTTCCCATATTCAGGAAGTGCTGTTATAACAGGATCATTAGTTGTAAATAATGGAACTAATAATGTTATAAATACTTCTAACTATCAACTACTAGATAGTAACGGAACTACTAGCGTAGATTGGCAAAATAAAGTTTTAAAGCTAGCTGAAAATAGAGACACAGTTGACTGGGGCGGTGCACGTCTAAATGATTATACTAGTGAAGCTCTCTCTGTTGATTGGGAAGGTAGAATTCTTTATGATACTAGTGCTAATCAATCAATAGATTGGCAGTCAAGGATATTTTATGCTAATGACGGTGCAACCGCTCACCTAGATTGGAGCAATCCATCATACATGCAACTAACTTCTATAAGTGGAAGCCCAATAACAAATGTATTAGGTATAGATGGTAGTGGTAGATTATATTATACTGCTTCAAGTGCTGTAGGTGGTGGTAGTACTCCAAACCTTCCTGGAGGAGTTGAAGGATCAATTCAATTCAACAACAGCATTGGGGATTTCGGAGGAACACAAAAATTCACATACAATGCTTCTTCCCACAGTATTTCTTTAACAGAATTCATACCAGCTCCTTTTGGAATAACTGAAAATAAAGGACAATACAGTATATTACAAGGTCGTGAAGGTAAAGTACTTGGTAATTATGGAGTATCTTTAGTAGGTGCTTACGCTCTTGATACAGCTTCTGTAGCAATAGGATATGGTGTAATAGCTAGTGGTTCTTATCAAGTTGCTGTTGGGCGACAAAATGCTTCAAATAATACTTCATCAATTTTTATAGTTGGTGTTGGTAGTGGTAAAGATGGATTTACTGTAGAAGCAGATGCTAGTGTTAGAGCACACGTTACTATACCTGTAAACTCAACAAACCCTACAAATCCAAAATCTGGATCGATGTATGTATTTCAAAGCGGATCAAATTACTATATAAATGTTTATGTGGGCGGTCGATGGAGATCTGCGTCTTTAGCATAATAGCTAAAGTTAAAAAAATAGATATTTATTAATAAAACCCAAAAAATAAAAAATACGAGTAGACTATGAGTAGATTAAAAACAAATAAAATTGCTCCCTTTTCAGGAGAAAATATAACACTCGAAGGACATGTTTTACCATCAAGTACAAATAAAAATTTAGGTACTGAAACTAACGCTTGGGGCGAATTATATGTCTCGACAGGATCTGTAAACTTTGTAGCTCCCGTAACTATAGGGCAACCGACCGTAACTGTAGCTTCAATAAAAGCTGGCGGTGAAGCTGGAGTAACTGGCCCTACTTGGGGGATGATATTTACAGAAACTAATAATTTAAAAGGATCATTTAGTGTAGGAAGAAACAATAGAGCTTCAGGAACTGCTTCTCTAGCTTCGGGATTATATAATACTGCTTCGGGTAACTATTGCTTTGTTCAAGGGCAAGGTAATATAGCTAGCAATGATGGCGCACATGCTCAAGGCGAAAGTACATTAGCATCTTTTCCATTTACACATGCTGAAGGATACCAAACAACTGCATCAGGATATTGGGCACATGCTGAGGGTAGATCTACTAGAACAGTCGGTAATGCATCTCATGCTGAAGGGGAAAATACAATAGCTTTTGGATATGCTTCACATGCTGAAGGATTAGGGTCTGTAGCTTTAGGTTCTTACTCGCACGCTGAGGGATATTACACTGTAGCATCGGGGTCATATCAAACTGTAGTAGGTGAATATAATACTTTAGGAGATACAACTAGTCATTTTATTGTTGGTAGTGGTGATGGTATAGCTCGTAAAGATGCATTTAAAGTCACACATAGTTCGTCAATAATAGTTCCTGCACAATCATTAGTACCGACATGGACCGGCCGTGAAGGAGAAATGGTTCCATTTGTTACAGGTAGTACATATCGTTTATATGCATGGTTAGGCGGAGCTTGGAGATCAGCTTCATTTAGTTAAAATAAATAAACGTAACATGATATTTATAAATAAAGTTAGTCATGGCAACTAATATTCCCATATGGCCTGGTAGTTCATCGTTTTGTCCTGGCGAAACACCGTTTGGTTTTTTTGATAATGATTACGAATTCCAAATAGATACAGACAAAGTAGCTGATTGGTGTGCTAAACGTTTAGGCTATCCGATAACAGACATTGAAATGCAAGACATTCAATTTTATGCTTGCTTTGAAGAAGCTGTTACTGAATACGGAGCACAACTTAATGCATATAACATCCGTGACAATATGCTTAATTTGTACGGGGGCAGTACAGGATCTAATCTGACAGGTAAAACTGTTAATCCAACACATGCAGGATTAATTACATTAGCATCTGCATATGGTACAGAAGCTGGCAGTGGCGGAAATGTAAAATTTTATACTGGCAGTGTTGCAATGTCTAACGGCAAACAAATTTATGATCTATCAGATAGTAATATTGTTACTTTAGAAAATGGTGTTGCTGGCATTGATGCTATAGAAATTAAAAGAATATATCACGAAGCGCCTCCTGCCTTAGTACGTTTCTTCGACCCATTTATAGGATCGGGTATCGGCACTCAACAAATGTTAGATTCATTCGGATTCGGTAGTTATTCCCCAGGCGTATCGTTTATGATGATGCCAATATATGCCGATATACTTCGTTTGCAAGCAATTGAGTTTAATGATACAGTACGTAGGTCTGCATATTCATTTGAACTAAGTAAAGACCGTTTACGTATATTTCCTATACCAGATGGGCAAAATATAAAGAAAGTATACTTTGATTATGTACTTAAAACAGATCGTTTTACAGGCCCAGGTGTAATAGGTAACGGTACTATTTCAGATTATTCAAATATGCCATATGAAAATGTTGTTTATGAAAATATTAATAGTGTAGGTCGACGTTGGATATATAGATATACATTGGCATTGGCTATGCAACTATTAGGATATATACGTAGTAAATATTCTGCTATACCTATACCTAATGCTGAAATAACATTGAATGGTTCGGACTTAGTAAGTAACGGCCAAGCAGAAAAAGAAGCTTTATTAACAGAACTCAAAGAAATTTTAGATAGTATGTCTAGACAAGCGCAATTGGAACGCAAGCAAGCTGAATCAGATGCTATGCAATCACAATTGAATAAAATGCCGTTAAAAATATACGTAGGATAATATGGCACTATTTGGCAGTTCTCGTGACGTTAGTTTAATTAAGTCACTTAATCGTGAACTTATCAATCGATTCATCGATATAGAAGTAGCACTGTATAAACTAAATTTACAAATAACAGGTCAAAATATTTACGGTGAATCTAACAATAAAACTTATTATCAACCGGTACGTTTACATAGTTTAGTATCTCGCGAAGATCGTACAATTGTCGGTGACGATTTTGGGTTAGATACTGCACGTACTAGTATATTTTCATTTTTTAAACCTGATCTAGAAGCTCGTAATATATTTGTCGATGTTGGAGATATTATAGAACATGACCGTAGTATGTATCAAGTAGATAATATTACATATGCACAGGAATATTTTGCAGGTCGAGATGAAGCTACTGATTTAGGATATGTGTTAAATGAACGTGGCTCATATGGTTTAGATTTATCTATAGTAGTTGAAGCGCATATAACCAGACATACTTCACTTAATATAGAACCTGTACGTTCGGGATTAAATCGTCCTAGTCAATTACCAAGGAACTTATAATGGCAAAACCACAATTAAATAAAACATACAGCACGTATTCTACTAATCCGGATATAGCTCGTAGTGCACAAATTCGTCGTGATGATGATACAATAAAAACTCCTAGTTGTACTATTTACGATATAGATAATGCTATTATGTCGTTTATAAGCGATGTGATACGACCGGAAATTGTAGATAATAATGCTATGGTAACAGTGCCGGTAATGTATGCTAATGCAGAAAAATGGGCACAGATACAGGCTAAGGGTTATATGTACGATCATAACGATCGTTTAATGACCCCGTTAATATCTGTTAAACGCAATAGTATTACAGAACGTGATACAATGAAAAAACTAGATGTTAACTGGAGTCCGGAAACTGATAATGACTTTGCTAGAAATACATTGACATACGAGAGCCAATATTCAAAAAATAATCGTTATGATCGTTTTTCAGTCTTGCAAGGCACACGTCCTAAACGTGAAATATATGTATCTAATATACCAGAATTTGTAGACGTAAGTTACGATATTTTAATATGGGCAGAATATACAGAACAATTAAATAGTATCGTAGAACAAATTCTTCCTACTGGAGGATTTGCATGGGGTACTACATGGAAATTTATTACTTCTATACAAGATTATTCATTCGAAACAGTTTCTGTGCCAGGCGAAGATCGTATAATACGTACTACAATGCCTATTAATGTTAAAGGTACGTTATTATCACAATACGAATTAAAGCGATCGACTTTACAGAAACGTTACTCTGTTAAGCGTGTATCATTCGGATCTGAAACAGAGTCATTTAATGCAGATCCGGATAATCCACCTAGCGATGGTTTTACTACTAATGACGGATTTCGTCCGTTACTGTAACATATTTATAACAAAGGAAAAGTTATGTCAACAGAAATTAAGTTTACACAAGAAGAATTAGAACAGATTAAACAATTACGTGATAATACAAATCGTATTATTTATCAATTAGGTGAAATTGATTTAGAATTGCATTTAATGCAGCAACGTACAACTGAACTTCAACAACTTCGTACCGAGTTACAGACTGAATATCAAAATCAATCTAACAATGAACGTACATTAGTAGATGACTTAAATAAAAAATACGGTGCAGGTCAAGTAGATATTGAAAGTGGTATATTTATACCCAATTCATAATGTTTGACTAATTGCTCTGATATTTATATGAAATGATTATTAATTTAAATTAGGAGCAAACTAATGGCAGAAAAAATTGTTTCGCCTGGCGTGTTTACCAATGAAGTTGACCAATCAGCATTGCCAGCGGCAATTGCAGGTATTGGTGCTGCTATCATCGGCCCTACACAGCGAGGCCCTGCAAATATTCCGACAACAGTAACTAGTTATTCTGAATTTGTACAGACCTTTGGAGGTGTATTTACTTCTGGCTCGGGCCGTAATGAGGGCGTGTATAAATATTTAACCAACTATTCAGCACAAGAATATCTTAAGTATGCTGATACATTAACAGTAGTACGTGTAATGGCCGGCACATATGCTAATGCATATTCAAATGTAATTAGTGTAGCTAGTGCAAGTAATGGAACTTCAATTGCGCCTTCATTCCGTTTAACTTTGTTATCTGCAGGAGCTATAGAAAATTCTGGACGAGATTCTGCAGCTCTTAGTGGTAGTGGATTTGCATCTGCTTCAGTATCTGATCAAGGCGTTGGTGGATTACTTCTTTCAGGGTCAGAACAAAATCTTCGTTGGGAAGTCAGCAATGTTAGTAATACTAAAGGTACTTTTACATTATTGATTCGTCGTGGTGATGATATTACCAATCGTAAAATTATTTTAGAACAATATAATAATTTAACACTTGACCCAAATTCACCGAACTATATTGCAAAGGTAGTAGGTGATATATCATATACATTAATAGACTCAGGTACATCCCAACCATACTTCCAGATATCTGGATCTTATCCGAATCGTTCTAAGTATGTACGCGTAACTGTATATAAAAACACTGTAAATTGGTTTGATCAAAACGGCGCACGTCGTAGTTCGGACTTTACCGGTAGTTTACCTCAAGCAGTGTCAGGTACATTTGCATTCGGTTCTAATGGATCTGAAGCACATCCGAAACGTTTCTATGAAGATATATTTGGTGGAGGCACTAGCCAACAGCAAGGATTTGATATGTCGAGTGCTACATATACGGCACCATATTCAGATGCTATTAATCTTCTTAAAAATCAAGATGATTATGATTTTAATTTGTTAACGTTACCTGGATTAGTAGATGGCGACTCAGGTGCTAGTACTATTATAACTGCAGCACAACAAATGATTGAAAGTCGCGGTGATGCGTTTTTAGTTGTTGATCCTGCTGCATACGGCACTGCATTGTCAACCGTAGTAACTACTGCAGATGCACGTAACAGTAATTATGTTGCTGAATATTGGCCATGGGTATTGATTGCTGATCGTGACTTAGGACGTAATGTTTGGGTTCCAGCTAGTACAGTAGTACCAAGTGTATATGCATTTAATGACCGAGTAGCTGCCCCATGGTTTGCACCAGCCGGTCTCAACAGAGGCGGTATTGATGTAGCAGTTAGAACTGAACGTAAATTAAATCAAAGCAACCGTGATACATTGTATGATGCAAATGTTAATCCAATTGCTAGTTTCCCTAATCAAGGGGTTGTAGTTTACGGACAGAAAACTATGCAGAAAAAGTCGTCAGCTTTGGATCGTGTAAATGTACGCCGTCTGTTAATTGCAGCTAAAAAGTTTGTTGCATCAACTACCAAGTATTTGATTTTCGAACAAAATACGGCAGCAACTCGCAATAGATTCTTAAGTATTGTTAATCCTTACTTCGACAATGTACAACAACGTCAAGGTTTGTATGCATTTAAAGTAGTAATGGATGAGAAAATGAATACACCAGATGTAATTGATCGTAACGAATTACGTGGTGCTATTTATTTGCAACCTACCAAGACTGCAGAATTTATAATTATTGATTTCAATATTCTACCGACTGGCGCTGCTTTCCCAGAATAGTCGTAATGAATAAAAAATAAACAAGGAGAACACTAATGGCAGAAAGAATTGTTTCGCCAGGCGTATTTACAAACGAGATTGATCAGTCAGCCCTCCCCGCAGCAATTGCGGGGATTGGTGCTGCTCTAATAGGACCAACCTCGCGAGGGCCTGCGAATATCCCAACAACAGTAACTAGTTATTCTGAATTTGTACAGACCTTTGGAGGTGCATTTACTTCTGGCTCTGGAACTGCGGAGAATACCTACAAATATTTAACTAATCATTCAGCACAAGAATATCTTAAGTATGCTGATACATTAACAGTAGTACGTGTAATGGCTGGCGCATATGATTATGCATGGAGTAATGTAGCTAGCCAAGCCGGAGGCACTGCTGTCGTTAACGGGGCATTTAGATTAACAGTATTAGGCGCTGGAGCTGATCAAAATTCCGATACTACCGGCGTAGAGGCAGGTCAAGGTCCACGCACTGGTGGTTCTGGTAGTGCCGTTAGCGAAGATGGTCGTACTGGACGATTAACTAATGGGTCTCAGTATAATTTACGTTGGGAAGTTAACAATGTTAGTACTACTAAAGGTACTTTTAGTTTACTAATTCGTCGTGGAGATGATATTACTAATCGTAAAATTATTTTAGAACAATATAATAATTTAACGTTAG